CTCTCCGGGGGTGGCCCGCAGGCGCCTTCCCCTCACGAGGAGGTGACCGGCCGTGCCGAATGAGCGCGACGCCGAGAAAGCCCTCCAGCTTCGACTCGCTGGTGTCGACTGGCACACCATCGCCGAACGACTCGGCTACCCCGACCCTGTTGACGCGCTGGACGCCGCCACCGACATCGCGGACACCCGGTACGACGGCCTGCCCATGGACCCCCTTCGAGTCCTCGAAGTCCTGCGCTACGACCGCCTCCAGGCCGCTGTGTGGCCGACCGCGATGAAGGGCGACCTGGACGCCGTCAAGACCGTCCTAGACATCGGTGACCGCCGCATCCGCGCTCTGCGCCTCAACCAGCGGAGCCGGGATTGAGTAGCCGGCGCGCCGACAACGACAAGCCGAAGTGCGGCGCCCAGAAACGCCAGGGCGCCCCGGGCGAGACTTGCACCCAGCCCGCAGGCTGGGGAACCGATCACGCTGGTACCGGCCGCTGCCGTCTCCACGGTGGGAACACCCGCAACCAGCGCATCGCGGCCCGAGCGGAGAAGGCCGATCAGGAGGCCCGCCGGATCCTGGCCCAGCTCGACGTGCAGCCCGTCGAGGACCCGTTCGCCGCGCTGTCCCGGCTCGCGGGGCAGGTGCTCGCCTGGCAGGAGGCCATCAGCCGGATCGTCAACGACCTCGGCGACCGCGTCCGCTACGAGGGCGCGTCGGGCGCCGAGCAGCTGCGCGCCGAGATCGCCCTGTACGAGCGGGCGATGGACCGCACCGGCAGCGTCCTCGGCATGATCGCGAAGCTGAACATCGAGGACCGCATGGCTCGCGTGACGGAGCGCCAGGCGGATGCCCTCGTCTCCGCGCTGGAGGCCGCGCTCGCGGCGGCCGGCGTGACTGGCCCGCAGGCGGACGACGCACGGAAGGCGGCTGCCCGGCACCTGCGCGCCGTGTAATCCCCTCAGGAGGCCCGGACGTGTCCAGTGAAATGGACGCGGTCGCGATGGCCGCCGACCGCCTCGAAGGCCGCAGCACAGCCGCAGACCGATACCCCACCCCCCACGACCTCGCCCGCGCCCTCGACCCGAAAGTCGTACGGACCCCGGCGCTCGCGCTCCTCGACCAGAACCTCATCGACGTCGCCGAGGGCCGCTGCAAGCGCCTGATCTGGACCATGCCCCCGCAGGAGGGCAAGAGCCAGCGGGTCAGCCGCACGTTCCCCGCGTGGCTGCTGACCCGGGACCCGGACAAGCGCATCGCGATCGCCTCGTACGAGTTGGGCACCGCCCGCCGGTGGGGCCGCGCGATCCGCAACGACATCAAGTCGAACCGGGAGAAGTTCGACCTGCGGATCCGCACCGACACCGCGTCAGCGCAGGAATGGCAGATCGAGGACCACGAGGGCGGCGTCTACTCCGTCGGTATCCAGGGCGCCCTCACCGGCCGCGCGGTTGACCTCCTCATCATCGACGACCCGATCAAGGACCGCGCACAGGCCGAATCCGAGACGTTCCGGCAACGCGCCTGGGACTTCTGGACCGACGCTGCCCGAACCCGATTCGGACCGAACACCGCGGTCATCGTCGTCCTCACCCGCTGGCACGAAGACGACCTCGCCGGCCGTCTCCTCCGCCAGGACGTCCGCCGCGAGTGGCGGCACATCAACATCCCAGCCGAGGCCGACCACAAGCCGGAGGAAGGCCAGAGCGACCCGCTCGGGCGCGAGCCCGGCGCCTTCCTGCTGTCCGCCCGGGGCCGGACGAAGAAAGACTGGGAGGACACCCGACACGACGTCGGCTCCCGGACCTGGACGAGCCTCTACCAGGGCCGCCCGTCGCCGGACTCCGGCAACGTGTGGAAGCGGCAGTGGTGGCGCCGGTACTCGACGCCGCTGTGGTCACAGCACCCGACAATCCCCGAGGCGTACGTCGTCCCCGACGTCGACCAGCTCATCATGACCTGGGACATGGCGTTCAAGGACACGAAGTCGAGCGACTACGTCGTCGGCCAGGTCTGGGCACGCCGCGGCGCCGACGTCTTCCTTCTCGACCAGGTCCGCAAGCGGCTGTCGTTCACTGACACCCTCACCGCGTTCCAGGGCCTGGCGGCCCGCTGGCCCGGCGCGACCGCGAAGTTGGTCGAGGACAAGGCGAACGGGACCGCGGTCATCAACACGCTGAAGTCGAAGATCCCGGGCGTCATCGCGATCACCCCGACCGAGTCGAAGTACGCCCGCGCCAACGCGGTCGCCCCGGCCATCGAGGCGGGCAACGCGTTCCTCCCGGAGAAGGCGATCGCCCTGTTCGACCCCGAGGAACTCATCACCGAGGCGGCCAGCTTCCCCAACGGCACCCACGACGACCAGGTTGACGCGGCCAGCCAGGGCCTCGCCTACCTCCTCCTCGACGAGAACGGCGCCATGGCGTGGATCCAGCACTTCCGGGCCAAGGCCGAGGCTGCCCAGGCGGCACAGGCGCAGCAGGACGCGCGGGCGGAGCAGGACGAGGAAGCGGCCACCGAGCCGGAGCCCGAGGCCGACGCCGAACCGCCGGCCGAGCCCGTCGAGGACGCGGCCGCCATCCGCAAGCGGCTCCGCGACGAGGCATTCCGACGCCAGCAGCGGTAACACCCCACCCCTCACCAGGAGCACCAGCATGTTGGATGACCTGCGACGTCTGATGAAAAGGGCCGATGGCCCCGTCGACGTGGCCCATGGAGAGATCACGGACCGACGCCTCGACACCGAGAGCGGCCGAGTCATCGAGACGACCTACCGGGTGACCGTCCAAGCCATCCAGAAGGAGACCCTGGACCTGCCCGACCCGCACGTCCAGGTCCACATCCACCTCAGCGGCGCTGCGGTGACGGAGCAGCAGCTTCGGGACGTGGTGGAGGACGCCCTTCGGCGCGCTCACCGATACAGGCGCTGACCATGGCGTCCCTCCTCGGTAGCCACGTGCCCATCGACTGCCCGGTCTGCCCCGAGCAGGTGGAAATCCCGCTTCACCAGTTGGACGTGTCCAACGGTGTCGTCACGGTCTCTCTCGATTTCGCTCCGCTCCACGAGCACGTCGCGGCCGGCCACAAGACCTCCGAGGAGGCGTCGTGACCACCTCAGGAGCAAAGGCCGACCCCCGCACCGCGTCGACGAGTTTCGTCCTCACCCGCGCCGACGGCACGGTCATCGATCTCGGCGTCGGCGCGTACTGGCACCGCAACCCCCTCCGCCGCCTGTGGTGGCGCCTGTGGGGCCAGCCCCGTTTCAAGCGCCGCGCAGCAGCGGCCAACCGCGACGCGGCACGGGCCGCCAGTAGGGAGTAGCAACCATGGCCACCACCACGGTGTTCACCCGGAAGGGCCGGGAGATCGTCACGGGCCGCATGATCGGCGCGACCCCGTCCCAGGCTGAGCCGAAGTTCCTCGGCTGGGGCATCGGGTCGGCGACCGCCGCGAACACGGACGTCGCCCCGTTCCAGGAGGCGTCGGAGGCGCGCGTCACCGGCACGAGCAGCCAGGTGACGACCGCGACCACGAACGACACTTACCAGGTCGTCGGGACGCTCACGTCGGCGAGTTCGCAGACGATCACCGAGACGTTCCTCGGGGACTCGGCGTCAAAGCCGCAGTCGACCACGCTGTCCGCCGTAATCTCCTCGACCTCCTCGACCTCGATCACGGTGACCAGCGCCACCGGCTTCCCGGGCTCCGGGAACTACAACATCCAGATCGACGGCGAGGTCATGACCGTCACCGCCGGTCAGGGCACCACCACGTGGACGGTGACCCGGGGCGCCAACGGGTCGACGGCGGCCACGCACTCCAACGGTGCGACGGTCACCGGCGGCAACCCGCCCGGCTCGACCGCCATCACGAACGGCTCGCTCCTCATGCACTCGTCGTTCACGGGCCTCGCCCTGAACAACAACGACTCTCTGACCGCGACCATGCAGCTCAGCCTCTCCTGACGAGCACGCCGGCGGGAGGCGACCATGACGATCTCGTCCGTCGGGAGCCTCCAGCAAAACCGCGGTACGGGCGTCAGCACCCTCACGGTCTCCAGCCCCACGGTGGGCAACGCGTGGCTGCTGATCGTCCGTGTCTCCGACTCCACGATCAGCGTGTCGTCGGTGTCGGGCGGCGGCCCGTCGACCTGGTCGCGGATCGCGTCGATGAACACGGCGACGCTCAACGGGACGATCGAGGTCTGGCTGGGCGCGATCGCGTCGACCGCGTCGACAACGGTCACGGTCACCTACAGCGGCACCGTCACCTCCACCTCCACCGAGTTGTGTGCCGAGCAGTTCAGCAGCAGCCTCGCGAACACCGCGTGGACGGCGGACGGTACGGGCGGTAACACGGTCGCCACGGCGACCACGGCGATCAGCTGGCCGACGCTCACCCCGACCGCCGGCTCCGAGCTGTACATCGGGTACGCGTACGTCTCCAACACGGTGGTCGCCGGATCCACCAGCGGCTACACGTACACCGTCACTGGTGCCGGGAACGGCGTGATCTGGAACCCCACGGTCACTGCCGCGAGCACGCCGACCGCGACCCAGAGCGCGTCGGGTAACGCTGCCACGCTCGGGGTCCTGGTCCGCGCCTCCGGCACGGTAACCCTCACCAGCGCTTCCACTGCGGCCACCGCGCTGACCCGGCGCCCTGGGGCCATCCAGACGGCGTCGGCAACCGGGAGTTCGAGCATCAAGCGGGCGGCGGCGGCCGTTCGGACCGTCGCTGCGGTGGCCGGTGCGGCAGCTGGTCGGGGCGTCGGCCGGATCATGGCGGTGGCCGCCACCGGAGCGCGGAACATGGTGACGGCGGTGACCCGGGCGCTCGTCCTGGTCGCCGCCGTCACCGGGCTCGGCGTGACGCAGCGGTCGGTTGGCCGGCCGCTGCCCGTCGGCGCCACCGGGGCCGGTACCGTCCGGCGTGGTCTCGCCCGGTTTACGCCCGTCATCGTGACGGGCGGCGCCGGCCTGCGGCGGACGGTCGCCACGGTCTTCTCCACTGCGCGGGCCGCAGGAGCCGCGCTCCGGCAGAGCGTGCAGACCAGCTTCACGGCGAGCACGCAGGGCACGGGGCTCCTCACCCGCAATGTGGGGCGCCCGTACACGGTGCCGGTGGTGGCGGCCGCCACGCTCTTCCGGGCCATGGCCCGGATGTACACCGTCCTCGTCACCTCGACGCCCGTGGCCATAGCCACCCCCGTCATCGCCCGGACGTTCACGGCCACGGCGACTGCAACGGCCAGTCTCGGTCGCCGAGTCGGCCGGGCGTTCGCTGCGGCCGGTACGGGGTTCGCCAGTACCAGCATTGGCGGGACCCTGCGCTCGATCACCCTGGCCGTCGGCACCACAGCCACCACCACGGTCGCCTTCTCCGTCAGCGCGACGTTCACGGCGGCCGCCGGAGCCGTCGGCGTCGTACAGCGGGCCGCCGCCCGCACCCACGTCGCCGCCACAGCAGCAACGGGCGCCCTGGGCCGTCGGATCGGCCAGGCGCTCACCGCGACCGGCACAGCAACGGCCAGTCTGGGCAGGCGTTCGGTCCGCTCGATCACCCTGACCGCAGCGGGCACCCTCAACGTCACCGTGAACAACACGCGGGCTCTGTATGCCGCGTTCACGGCCGCCATCAGTACGGGCGGCACCGTGCAGCGGGCCGCTGCCCGCACCTACACCGCGACCACCACAGTGGCCGGCGTCGTGACCCGGGCGCTCGCCACCCGGATGCCGGTCGGAGCCGCAGGCCTCGGGAGCGTACGCCGCAGCACCACGATGTCCCTGGCGGCTACTGGAACCGGTACGGGCCGGACGGCCATCCAGGCCGCGTACGGGATCGTCCTGGCCGCCGTGGTGACCGTGTCCCGGACGCTCACCACGGTCCGCTCCCTCGTCCTGTCCTTGACGGTCGCCGCGACCGGTAGCGGCAGCGTTGGCCGCAGGATCGGCGCCACGCTGGGAACGTCGGCCACCGCGACCCCCGGCATCATCCGCCGCGTCGCCGCGACTCTCTCCGTGAGCGTGGCGGCCGCACGGTCCATCACCCGCTGGCCCGCCCTCACCGTCATCGGGCATGCCGCCGCGACGCCCACCGTCACCCGCGCCGTGGCCCGGACGCTCACCGTACCGGCGGCCGTCGGTACGGCAGTACGGGTCGCGGTCGCCCGGATCCTGGCGGCCACTACGACGTCGACCGCGAGCATGCTGCGGGCGGCCGCGCTCACGCACACCGCGCGGGCGACGACCACCGCCGGTCTGTCCCGGGCGGCCGCACTGACCGTCCGCGCCGACGCGCTCACCGTCGCCCTGGGCCGCCGGAACATCGGCCGGACCACCGCGGCGGCCGCGACCGGCACTGGATCGGCCACCTTCGCCCGCACCTTCGCCCTGCTCCTGGCCGCCGCCGCAACGGTCGCGGCCGCCGCCGGGCTTCAACTCACCCGCGCGCTCCGCGACGTCGCCCTCGATGTCGTCGGAGTCGTCACCCGCTGGACCGCCAGCCAGCCCGGCGCCACCTGGCGCGCATGGCTCACCGGCGGCCGCTGGAACGCCGACGAATAGAAGGAGAGGCGCGTGCGGAGCATCGACCGCGACTCCCGCCAGTACGTCCAGGCCCAGGTCGACGTCACCGTGGCCGGGCAGCCGTACAACCCCACCGTCGACACGGTCGAGTTCGCGTTCGCTGCGATCGGCGGCAGGCCCCAGACCTGGTACCCGGGCGGCTGGGACGGCGTGCAGCCCATCCCCGGCACCAACGCGTATCGCGCGCAAGTCCTCGTCGGCCCCGGCAGCAATGGGCCGACCCTCGCCGCCGGGCAGTACGCGGTCTTCCTGCGCATCACCGACACCCCCGAGCAGCCCGTGATCAACGTCGGCCAACTCGCCGTGACCTGAGGAGCCGACCGTGGCCACTCCCATCCCGTCCGACGGACCCATCTGTGCGGCGTGCGGCGACACCGCGGCCGTCAACTGGCGGCGGCGCCCCACCGCCGACGAGGTCGCCGAGGCCGTCGCCGTCGAGGAGGACCGCAGAGAGGCGATCCGTCACCTCGCCGACAAGCAGCTGCCGCCGCCGGAGTTCCCGCCGCTGCCGACCGCCGACGGCATGACCCGCACCGTCTACGCCTGCGCACAGCACGCCATCGGCCTCGACGCTGCCGCCCTCATCCACCAGAGCACGTGCACGGCACCGGACCCGGCCGTGCTGCCCGGCTGCAACTGCACCCCGGAATCCCTCCCGGCCGCTCCCGTCGCCCCGATGGCCTTCCAGCTCCCCGACCACTGGGTGACCGGCGCCTGATGCCCCAACGTAGATAGGAGGCACGGCCCCCGATGAGCCTCCGATCCCGCCTCGCGAAGGTGTTCGACCTGCGGGCGCCCGCCGACATGCAGGCCGCCGAGGAAACCGCCGGGATGTCGCCGAGCACGGCGTTCTCACCGGGCCAGCCCCTCTCCCCGTACGACGGGTACAGCCGGACCCCGCGTAGCCAGGACTTCAACACCGGCTACAACATCGCGGCCCGGCCGAAGGCGAACGAGCGCGTCTCCTTCGACACGCTGCGCGGCCTCGTCGACGCCTACGACGTCGCGCAGA